TAAAGTGGCTGTTACCGGTGCACCAGATGAAGCCTGTCCTGGAATAGTTGCAGCAATACTAAATGTATTGCCATTCGTAAACGGACCCGGTGTATCGTCTGTTCCTGTTACAATTGTAGCACCTGCAGAATATTTTTCAAAAAGTTGAAGACCTAATGTTGCAGGGTTATTGAATTCTGGATTGGTTGTGGCTATGGTTGTGCCAGCTACAATATTTGTACCACCACCTGATGGATCTAGTTGATAAGTGGCCTCGGTAGTTGAAGAATATATGTTACACGCTTGTTGAACAAAAGTGCCCAACAGTGTGCTATATTTTTTAAATGATAAATTAGCACCAAGATTTACACTGTTGGTACGTTGCCATACCGAACCAGTTGGTCTTGGCTGAGTATCTGTAGATCTCCAACGCGGTGCTGAAAAGTTAGGAGCGGCTAAAAATGCAGGAGCAGAATAAGTGTCGGCTGTGATTCCCAAATCTGCTAACACTGTTCCGGTACCTGCGGCAATAACAACGTTGCCGGTACCAGCACTAGCTAAGTTGTCAGCGTAAATTTGTAATTTTCCGTCAACATAAGCAGAATAAACACCAGTGATATTTCCTGAGTTAATAGCGTTAGCAAACCCGGACACTGTGTTGTTGGGACTAGCAGGAACTGTAATTGTAGTGCTGTTAATGGTGCATGTATTATTAGCAGTTAGTGTAGTTGGCGCTAGGGTACCTTGTACCGTGGCCCAGGCTGTTTGCCAATCTGCACTGCCAACCTCAACCCAGGTATTATAAGCATCAGAAAGTTGAGTAGAAGATGTTTGATTTAAAGTAGGGCCACCGCGTTTGTAATAACCAGGATTATTAGTATTAGTAGCAGTGATGGCATAATCACCAATTGATCCAATGCTTTGTAACGGCACAGTTGACGCAGATTCAAGTTGAGTGGTATCTGTAATCACCAATGGTATTTGATTGGTAAAGGCAGCGGTGGTTTGATTCCATTGGAACAATCCCCATAGACTGTTGACTGTGTCTAACCAGTAAGTTCCATTAGGAGGAGTGCCAACTGGACGAACCAGGCTGGCTGTCAATGCAGACAAGTCAACGTCAACACGTTGAACGTATGCACGATTAGTAATGCCCAATGCACTGTAAGCAGCCAACAAACCATATTCGTTAAGCTCGTAACCATTGATTGGAGTGCCGGCTGTGGTTTTATAAAAGAACGGAACTCCAAACGTTGCAGACAAATCACGTTGGCTACTAATTAAATACACTCTGTTAGCATTAGCTTGCAGTGTGCCTGCAGCAACACCTACGCCTGTGCCAGAAACTTTGTTCTGTGCAGTGGCAAGTAAAATATAAGGAACCGAGTTAACAGCGGCTGGTATATATTGACTTTCGTCGACAACTGTAACTTGAACGCCTGGTGATAAAAGTGCCATAGTGAAAATCCTTTTTTCTAGTTATTAATATTTATATCAAAAGACAAAAACAAGAGGTAATTGCGGCCTTTGGCAAAGGTTTTCGTGGTAAATATATCATGATTAGACCCATTTGCCCAGCATGTCGCCAACGACCTTGTGCTATCAATTACTATCGTGACGAAGTTGCACACTATCGAAATCGGTGTGGACAATGTATTGCTAAAAATCGTAGTATTAAACCACCAGAGCCCAGGTGGAAAACTGCAGGTTACAAGAAAAAACCTGCATGTGATCGTTGTAGTTTTAGATCACGTTACGCCAGTCAACTACTGGTTTATCATGTAGATGGCAATCAACACAACACCACTCTACGCAATTTAAAAACCATATGTTTAAATTGTGTGGAGGAAATTAAACGGATGGACCGCGCTTGGGTACCTGGTGAGCTAGAACCAGATCTTTAATCTGACTGTAAAGACGATCTAACCCGTCGGCATTGTTATCAATTACAGCGTCAAAGCAAGTGCCGATCCAAGCTGTTTCGCTGGCATGAATGTTGCATTTTTCTAAGAGGTGCTTGCTAGTCGACCAGGTTATGTTACCGTCAGGACCACGATTTGCACTCAATGCTGCATCATACCACACGGGTTCCGGACCACGAACCACACGAATAACAATGCCACCAGCATTTCTAATACTTTTAATTTCATTAGGAAAACGGCAGTCTGAAATTACTACATCATCCGTTGTTTTTCTAAGTTTATTTTCTAGTGCCGCAATCCAGATATCATCGTGAAAGCTTCTACGGGCAACTTCGGTCCCCCATACTTGTAGCACATACCTAGGAGTAAGGTGTGGCATTTTCAAACGTTCTGCCCACCATGGATCAACCTGCTCACGCCAGTGCCTGGACTCTTTAGTGCGGCCTTCAAGCAGTTCACGATCCCAGCCAAATATTTGGGCTACCGCATCTTTAAGAGTGTGGGCAAAACTTTCTCTGCGAAATTGATGTATGTTTTGCAAATAGTCAGCAATGGTGTCTTTACCACTTCCAATCAATCCACAAATTCCAATAATCATGATAATGCCTTTACATTTAATTGTTTGAGAGTTAGTTGTAGCATATCAATCTGCCTACGACAGTCTTCTAACGCATGGTGTGTTGTTGGTGGTCTAGGCAGTTCGGGCCATAAACTAAACACAGTGCGACTATCACGCACATTGTAGAACTGCCACGGAATAGGCTTGCCATAGCTTTTATACGCATGTTCGAGTATGTTCATATCATATGTTGGACCTTGTGCCCACACACGCTTGGCATGCCATACCAATTTGCCTAGACTATCTAACGCCTGGTCTAGGTCAATGCGTCCACCTTCCATAAATGCTTCGTCACGAGCGGCCGCAGGTTGAGTAGCCCACCAGTCAATGGTGCCTTGTTGTATGCTACGATTTTCTTGGCTTTCTAGTGTAATACGGGCATAATATTGTTGGTTATAATAACCAGAGCCAAACGGATCAAATGCCTGAGCGGCAATAGTTAGAATAGTAGTATCGGGGCCTGTTCCAAGGCCTTCCAAGTCAATCATTAGGTCCATACTATGATTATAGCAGGATTTTAGAACAAAGTCTAGTGTGTATTAACCAATTACCCAGGTAAGTGGTTGTGAACCATCTACATATCGGCGTAGATCTTCTAGCAGGGCATCCATTTGGGTTTGCGCTTCGGCTTTCATTGCAGTACCGTTAAGTGTGCCACCACCCTGTGGGCCGGCAATTGTGCCAAATTTCTCACGTGCTTCACCAATGATCATTTTGCAGGCTGCAACCATGTAATCTCGAATCCATTGTTGGATTTGGAAATCACTGAGCAGATTAAATTCTGGTTTGAGATTGTAGGTCCACATCAACACTGCTTCGCCTGTGCCCTTTGGATCACGAATCAACTGTAATTTTTTGGTTACTGGATTGTAAGTGTAGTTCATGTAGGCGCCAAACATACGTCCAGCTAGTTCCACATACTGACTATAGAAATCGTACGTTGCAAGTCCGCCTGCTACGTTGAAGTTCATTAGGTAAACGTTCATTGACGCCTGACTAAACGGATCAAAGTTGCTGGCAAACGGACCTGTGGAATCGCCAAATGTTCTACGAAAGATTTGTCTAACAGTAATAACTTCTTGTGGCATATCATAGATATTCACATTGGTTACCAGTTCCAGAAAGCTGTAGCTTTCTTCGTAGGCGTTTTGTGCTCGTTGCCGATACACACCAATGGTGCGTTGATACGCCGCTTCGTAGTGTTCAGCATCTAATTCAAGATCAACGATCTGTGCGCCCAATTGTAATTGGACATAATCAAAAAGATTCTGTTTTAAAGTGTCTAGACTAGCTTGATTTTCTAAGGCCATGTAGGGAAGCTCCGTTCCCTGTATTTAGTAGTTTTACCAAGCCCAGAGGATGATCAAGTTATCGTTACCACGACCGTTCCATTTGGTTTCTGTAGCATTGATTGCTGCAAATGCTTTACGAGCAGCAGGTTTTCCAACACTTGTAACGGTTTTAAGTTGTTCTGCAGGTTTACGCAAAGTTTTTTGCACAGTTTGTTGAGCATCAAATGCTATTACTGACGACCCTTTTATTGAAAATGTTCCTAAATGGCTATCTGCTAAAACGTGTATTAGTTTACGTTTGGCTGTGTCGTACAGCCAAGCTTCTGTAGCGCCAACTAACTTGGTAACTGGTTCTGATTTAAGTTTAAGTTCTGCAAACTCTCGAAGGAACTTGAAACTGCGAGTTAGTTTTTCAGGACTTGGTGCTTTTTTAGCACGTGGTTTGCGTTCTACTTTTTTGATCTGAACATAGCTGTTGCAATCATTGATTACGGTTTCGCAGAACTTTACACAATTACGAAGTTGCACTTTTGTGAGATGGCTGTAGCCTTCAATTAACTGATCATCTTTGCCTTCCAATACTTCATTGAATTCGGCTAGTCGTAATTCCCAAACTCGTGTTACGGTGCCGATCATGTTAGGACTGATATTCATGCCACGCATCAACCCAATGGGCTTGAAATCTGCTGACATTTTTGCACCAGCATCAATGAAATCATCAAACATGCCTTCAAGTTCTCCACAGCAGTCTGACACTTTTTCACGTAAGTGATCTTGAATTGTGAGTTTTGCTACAGCAGCATCAGCATCGACTTCACTTTGTTCTCGTTTCTTTTCTTGCTTGGCATTAAGCATTTGTGTGAGATCGTTATCAATAATGCTTTGTTCGTGTTCCGTAAGTACCAGTCCAAGCAAGGTCATGCGGCATACCCAAGCCGGTGTAATACGAATTTGACTATCTGGAACGCCACGTATTGTTTTAGCGTCTTTTGCTCGCCCGTTGTGTTCTAAATAATGGCACAGCATCTCCTTGGCATCTTTTTTACCGTAGTGATAGTTGTACCATTGAAATGCATTGGCCAATGCGCTGATACGCCGTTCCTCAGCAGGTTGGGTTTTCCATTCAGGCTCAAACCCTATGTATTTGGTTTCAGCACCTTTGGGATTCAGTCGTTTGATTTCGGTTGTTTTAGCCATAGTCGTATTTGTTTTTACCATATGTGTATTATATGTGAGAATTGTTCGGTTGTCAACCGAGCAGGTTAGCAAAGGTTATGTGCTGTTCTAAATTTGTAAGTAAATCTTTTACTTTTTGAACCAATTCTCTATAGCGTGATGTTTCTCGATGCAGTCTGCGGCATTCTACACTTTCCATATCAGCGGCCACAATAGCTTGGTCTACGGCACGAACCATTTTTAACAGGTCTTTTCGAGCCACCTTATTTTTAACGTTGGCAATGGCTCGTTCTGCTCGGTCTAAGCGTTGAAATAGTTCGTCCATGTTTGTAATTATACGAGCTTTTGAATTCATAGTCAATCAAACCCATAAATACATAACTATGCCACGATTAAGCCTATATCGCCCAAACAGAACTGCTGACTACCAATTCTTCGACCGTACTATCAAAGAGATGTTTACTGTTGGCGGACTAGACATTTACGTTCACAAATATCTTGGGCCCATTGTAGATCCAACTCAAACCAACAACCCTGGTGATGCTACGTTACCAACTTACGACACTACCAATCCGTTGTTTATTGAAGATTTGCTATTGTTGGAAAACCGTGATCGGGCATACGATCCGGACGTGTATATCATGCGTGGTGTGTATCGAACACAAGATATTGATTTTGATCTGACACAATTTGGACTATTTTTAAACAACGATACCTTGTTTATTACATTCCACTACAACAACATGATCGACACATTTGGTCGTAAGCTCATGGTAGGTGATGTTATCGAAGTTCCAAATTTGAAAGATTACCACCCATTGGATCGTAGTATTCCCAAAGCACTACCCAGATACTATGTAATACAGGATGGCAACTATGCTTCAGAAGGATTCAGTCAAACTTGGTTACCACACCTGTGGCGAATCAAGGCCACACCCTTGGTCAATGCTCAAGAATACAGTCAAATCATCAACCAACCATTTATGCCAGAAAATATCTGGGATCCTGGCAATTTTTATCCCGGAGGCGAAACAGTCAACAATGGTGGCACCTATTATGTTGCACAACAAAATGTGCCGCCTGGCACCGATATTACCAACACAGCCTATTGGACCGAAGTAACTACACCAGCAACAGTAGGCGACCGCATGAGCACCAGACCCAAAGATCTGGAAATTAACGATGCTTTACTGGTGCAGGCTCAAGCTGATGTTCCGCTCAGTGGCTACGACGTTACAAAATTCTACATATTACCAACTGCTGACGGACAACCTGCTGGCGCGGGTCTCACTGCTGACGACACTCATCCTACTGCTGACAGCACAGCCTCAGGCGATGGCACTACACCCAACAGCTTTGGTTATACCATGGGTTATCTAACCGGAGACGGTGTTGCACCTAATGGCCTACCAGTAACACCCGGTGTAAGTTTTCCGCCTAATCCAGCCGCAGGCGATTATGCCTTGCGTTTAGATTATTTCCCCAATCGGTTGTTTAGATTCAGTGGTAGGTCTTGGGTCAAGATTGAGGACAATGTCCGGACTGATCTTGATCTAGCCTCAGGTGCATTGACTCAACGTGCCAGCTTTGTCAACAATACCTACACTGTTGCTACCACAGATCAAGGCAATATTCCAAGTCGCCAAAGTTTAAGTCAGATTCTCAAACCACTGGCCGACAATGGCAGCCAAGGCGGTAACATTACACCACCTAACCCAAGACCTCCAGGACGATAAATGGCACAATTTTTTTACGACGAACAAATACGAAGATTCTTGTTGCAGTTTGCTAGAATTTTTAGTAACTTTAGTGTTGAATACGGGAGAAATCAAGCTGGTATCAACGACACTTTAATTCGTGTGCCGGTTCGGTATGGCGATGCTAGTCGACAAGCACAGACTATCATACAACAAAATTCAGCCAATGATATGCCAGCAACTCCGTTGATGACATTTTATGTTACCGGACTTGACTACGATCGTCCAAGGATGCAAGAACCTAATTTTGTAAGCAACATTCAGGTTCGTCAACGTGCCTATGATGACGCCACTGACACCTACGAAACCACACAGGGCAATGCATTTACCATTGAAAGATTGATGCCAGTTCCATACAAGTTAACCATTGCGTTGGATATATGGACTTCAAATACCAATCAAAAGATGCAGATACTAGAACAAATTCTAGTGTTGTTCAATCCCAGCCTAGAAATACAAAGCACTGACAACTTTATTGACTGGACCAGTTTGACTGTTTGTAATCTTGAATCAACCAAGTGGAGCAGTCGTAATATTCCAATAGGAACCGAAAACCCTATAGACATAGCTACACTTACGTTTAGTATACCAATTTGGTTGTCCAGCCCAGCAAAGGTCAAGAAGTTGGGTGTGGTCGAACGCATTGTTATGAGTGTGTTTGATGCCAACGGTGATGCTAGCAATGCTATCCTTGACAATGACCTGTTGTTGGGCACACGACAAGTGATTACTCCATATGGGTATCAAGCACTGTTGATTGGCGGCAGTCCTGGCAACGTTGGCAAGTTACAGGCTTTACGTGTGCAACAAGTGGTAGATCAATCCAATACCAGCTTGAATCCGCCTAGTAGTCCAGATAGTAATTTACTGTGGCATGATGTTGTTGGAGTGTATGGTGTATTGAGAGACGGTATCAGCTATATTAAATTAGAGCAAGATGATGGCACCGAGGTCATAGGCCATGTCAGTTATGATCCCACTGACGATCGATTCTTGCTGTTTACTGTAGACACTGGATCAACACCCAGCAATACGTTAGAGCCGGTGTTGGCTGTAATTGACCCACTAAGAAGTGGTCCAGGTGCTGGACTAGCTGCACCAGCAGTTGGCCAGAGATATTTGTTTACCGAAGACACCGGAACATTTAATGAAGGCTACGCCGAAGCCTGGGCAGGCATAGCTGGACAACCATTGGTTGCTCGAGCCAACGACATTGTTGAATACGATGGCGCACGGTGGCAGATTTCTTTTGACTCGGCCTCAAGTCCAGATAATATACAGTATGTCACAAATATCACAACAGAAATACAATACCAATGGACCGGCGATGTTTGGATCAAATCATATCAGGGCTTGTATCCCGGAGGCACATGGAGTCTAGTATTGTAAAGGCCGTGGGTGTTTGGTTTTACTCAGCTGACACTCGTCGATACCTGTATCTCATGCGTAATGACCCAAAACATCCAGCTGCGTGGGGATTGCCTGGTGGGCGTGTAGAAGCAGGAGAAACATTGATGACTGCCATTGTCCGAGAGTGTGAAGAAGAACTAGGATCTATGCCCGAGTATGTGCGTATGCTGCCACTGGAAAAATTTACCACAGTAGACTCAGGATTTGAATATCATACATTTTTTTGCATTGTTGGCAATGAGTTTCAACCTCAACTAAATCATGAACACATTGGATATGCTTGGATCGATTCAGGCACGTGGCCCAAACCCATGCATCCGGGCCTATGGTCCACTGTGAACTTTGAGGCTGTGCAAAATAAAATTTTAACTATTGAATCCAGCGTTTATACATCACAGTAACTGATGAACTCCCGATAGGTCATAACCTGTGTGTTAAAACAGTCAACCCAGATATCAGGCATGCGAGTGTTTTCTCCTACCAAATAAAATTTAACGCCCGGGTAAGCCAAAAATACATCAGCCAGTTGTGCTTCCCAGTTCAATGAATTACCATTGGTTTCATCTGTGTAGCCCAGCAAGAACACTTCTTGGTGGCCATCAAATGCAGCCAGATACACTGCAATGGTCATATCAATCAATCTGGGTTTGTGTGGAATTAAATAAAATTCTCCCGGATTAGCAATACAATTACGTGCAGTGGTATACACAATATTGTCATGTTGGTACCCTGTCGCTAAAATTGCAGCTAAATTATTGGTATTGGTTTCTACTGCAAAGTCCAGACGCATTTCTTGAGCAATTGATCCTGTGCCATAGGTTTGTAATTTTTTACTACCTAACAGGCCGCCACGGTGGCGTTGTAGTCGTGTGTAATCAAACTGCCAACGATCAAAGTCACTACCAATGCAGGCAGCCCGGCCC